CCTGCTGACAGATTGTCAACCATTCCATCAATGTCCATACCACTTGAAACATTATTGTTGTTTGTCATGTTCACACTAATTTCAGCAGTTGTGAATCTGTTGATTGCTTCTGTTTCCGCAATATCACGAAGATATTTCAAATTTTCGTCACTTATATCCACACTGTCTGCAATAGCAGAAGCAGTGTCTGCTGTGTCAGCAGTGTTTGCTGCTGTTTGTGCTGCACTGTTTGCCATGTTGCTTGAATCCAGGAATGATGTGTCAATACCGCCTGTTAAGTCAATGTCATCCATTCCACCACTAAACAGGTTTGAAACCTTGTCAGCAACACCATCACCCCATGAAGCACCTGCATTAAATGCATCTGATGCCCAACCATCCTGAAATGTGTCAAAGGTTGACATTCCTTCATTGAATGCATCTGAAATTGAAGTGTATTCTTCCTTATTTCCTGCTGCTTCACTTGCTTTTGCTGCATAGTCATTCGCTGCACTGGTTATTCCTGAATAATCAAATTCTACAAAAGGAAGTTTATTCAATGCTTCTGCAATGCCTGCAATGGTAGTTAATGCTGTTGACAATAAATCATAAAACCAAGACTGGACTGAACAGATTGCATTATTAAATGCTGTCTTCATGTTTGATGCAACCGCTGCCAGTGCATTTCCAATTCCAAGTGCAATGTTTGCGACTTCAAGACCAAGATTCTTGAAGAACTGGATGACTACATTCACACCGCCTGTGATAACACCAAAGCCACTATTTGCAACACCTGTCATCTTTGCAATTGCACTACATACTGCAAAGATAACCGCAATCAATGCAATAATAAGAAGAATTATCCAGGTAATAGGGCAGGCTGCAAGTGCTGCATTCAATCCATATTGTTGAACAGTCCAAAGGAATGTTTTTCCTGCTGCAAGTGCTGCACCTGCTGCCTGAACTGCTTCTGCTGCTGCCATAATTCCTGTTGCAGTTGCACATATACCTGAAATTACCGCATAAGCTGCAAGTGCTGCAATAACACCATAAACAATAGGTGCTATTACTGACCAATTATCACTGATAAATGTTGCTATACTTGCCATTGTATCAAAAAAATCTAACACATAAACTGCAAGCACTGCCAACAGACTGATTGCATTGTCAACAAATACCTGGAACTGGTCATTGTTTGCAAGTTCGTTTATTTTGTCAAGGACTGGTTGAAATGCAATCAATGCTGAATTTTGAAAACTTGTCCACACCTGATTCCAGGTCATAGGCATCTGTTCAAATTTTGCATTTATATCATCTGCACTTGCAAAGATTGCTGCTTTTACAATGTCAGCAGTCAATTCACCTTCTGATGCCATTTCACGAATATCACCAATCGGCACATCCAAATAATCAGCAATAGACTGTATCAGGTTTGGTGCTTGCTCAAAGATAGAATTTAATTCATCACCACGCAACACACCTGAACCAAGTGCTTGTGACAACTGCAACATAGCATTTGATGCTTCTGTGGTGCTTGCACCTGCAATGGTCATCTGTTTCTGAATCAGATTTGCAAACTGGACAACTTCTTCTGAACTGCTGAATGCATCCTTTGCATTGTTTCCAAATTTTGCAACAACCGCTGCCATGTCATTGAAAGAACCCCTTGCATCCTGTGCAGATACATAAACCATCTTTATCAATGTGTCTGTACTTTGAAGACCATCATTCATTTGGTCAATTCTTGCTGTGGTTGATACCAGTTCATCTGATACATCCAATATTCCTTGAACACCCTGAATTGACAAATAAGCTGTTGCCAGTCTTTTGACTGTATCAACCAATTCATTTGATGTGTCCACACCTGCCTGAATCTGTTGATTCAGGTTTCCCTGTGCATCAGCATTATCCCTGATATACCTTTCAGTATTTGCAATTGTGCTTGACAACTGATTATATGCAGCATTTGCAGCGGACACATCCATGTTCTGAACTGCCTGGTTCATTGCTTCCTGTGCCTGAATTGCCTGGTTCAATTGTGACCGCAATTGTTCCAATTCTGCATTTGCAGTGTCAGTTCCAAGGTTGACAGGATTGTTTTCAATCTGCTGAATCCTCTGTTGAACAGCCTGGATTCTCTGACCCATTGAATTGATGTCCTGCATTGCACTGGAAGAAAAAATATTTGTTCCTGCTGCATTCTGTGCAATTTGATTCTGTTTGTCAGACAATGTGGTCAGCATCTGATTTGTGGATACCACTTCCTGCCTGAATCTCTCAATACCAGTTCCTGAAAACACATCAACACCAGTTCCATTCCATTCAATTTCAACAGGAATCTGAACTGGTTGTGTAAGGTTATCCCTGATATATCTTTCTGTATTTCCAACAGTTTGCTGCAATCTTGCAAAAGATTCATTTGCTGAACTGACATCCAAATCAGCAACAGCCTGATTCAGGTTGTTCTGTTCCTGGATTGCAGATGTAAGCTGTGACCTTAGAACTTCCAACTGGTTGTTGGTTCTGTCATCCAGTTCAAGTGGATTGGATTCAAGTTCCTGAATCCTTTCCTGGATTGTCTGAATTCTGTTTCCAAGGTTTTCCATGTCAGTGACAGCAGTGTCTGAAAACACATCTGTATTTGCAGCCTGCTGTCCAATGCTCTGTTGTGTTGCAAGAAGTTGATTTGCCATTGTATTTGCAGACTGGATTTCCTGCTGAAATCTGTCAATTCCACTGTTTGTGAAGATGTCCATTGTGTCAGGTGTTACCCATTCAACAGGAATCTGAACTGGTTCAGAAGAAAGACCACCGCCTTCTTTCAACATCTTTTTATAATTGTCCATACCATCAATTGCTGAATTGATTGACCTCATTGCATCAATCAGCGAACTTGTGTCAACTGCTGAATCCATTGCTGAATCCATCTGATACATGGTTGAAACAGCCTGGTTCATAGCATTTGTTATTGCATACAATGGTGCAGACATTCTGTCATAAAGTTCAACTGATGCAGAAATACTTGCCATTGTGAATCACTCCTTCCCTGTTTATTTTGACTTTCTTTTTGCTGCTTTTGCTTGTTTCTTTTCGTTTTCTATTCTTAAATCTATCGAAGCAATAATAAATGCTTTTTCGTATGGGTCAAGACCTACGAACTGGGAAGGTAACATGTGCAGTTTTTGCAAAGCATAGTGTGCATATGCTGCATCCCCACCTTCCGATATTAGTTTTTTGCTTCTTCAACCTTATCTTCCATGTTAGAATCAAAACCATTGAATTCCTGGACAAATGCAAGGAATTTATTGTATTCACCAGGGTCATCAATCATTTCACGAACCAAATCATCAGGTGTGGAAACACCATATGAATCTTGAAGTTCTGCATTGTAAAGGTCAGGGAACACAATAGATGCAGCAAGCATTTTTGCACCAAACTTTGCAGAAAGGACTTTCTGTCTGAACATGTTTGGTTTTCCCTTGACAGGAACTTCAATTGTGCAAGATTCCCTGATGTCATCAGATTCCCTGGTTGTCAAAGGTTTGATTTCCCATTCAAGCGGATTTCCATTTTCATCACAAAGTGATTTGGTTGCAGGAAACTTCACATTTTCTTTGACGATTTTGTTTTTCTTTAAAAATAAACTTAAATTTGACATGGTATTTTCACCCATCCTTTCAATTTTTTATAAAATATCAAGAAAGGTGCAGTCAGATGTTTTTCCAACTGCACCTTCCCTATTGTTTAATTACATACCTGAAAGAAGATTAAACTTTTCAGGCATCTTGAAGTCTTCAAATGTGAAGTCCATATCTTCATCAAGATATTCACCATCAGCATCAAATTTTGCAAGAATACCACCATCAATATTACAATCCATAAAGACAACAGTCTGTCTTCCTGCATCAGATGTTGGGTCTTCATTTGTCACCTGAATCTCAAAATAAACATCCTCACCAGTGTCCTTGTAATTCAACATCATTTCTCTGAAAATACTAGTGTTGTAATGAAAGGTTGCAGAACCAGTTCCCTTCCAACCAGTTGACTTGTTACCCATTCCAGTCTTTCCAAGAATAGGGATTTCAGTCTTGGTTCTTTCAAAGTTTGCTTCAAAATTGATTGCCTGCATGAAGTTATATCTTCTGCTGTTAATCGTTACATAACATTCAGCCAACTTTGCAGATAAAGAATCTTTTGCTTTCATTGTGATATTTGACATTCTGATTCACCCCTTCCTTATGCCACATAAACTGTCATATACAGTTTTTCCATAGTGTTCACAACAGTGATGTTGTCAGTAACAACAACCGCTTTCTTTGTATCACCCTGGTCAACAGTAACATCTTCATCAGTGAAATCTTCAATTGCTCTGATGTCCTGCAAACTCTCATGGTGCTTCACAATGTCTGCCCAAAGGGAAGTTCTACCGCTTGCATCATTTGGAACAACACCAAGATATTTGGTCACAAACAAACTTGCAATATCAGTTGCAATTTGGTCACAAACTCTGACAGTCTGATTGTCCTTGAAAATGTCACCCTTGTTTGTTGTAGTAGTAACAAGGGAATTGATGTCAGTCAGGACACGAATGTCAGAACCAACCTGATGGAAAGTGAATTCACCTGCTTTGATTGCTGCTTCAAGCTGTGCCTGTGTATAATCAACATTGACAGTGTATTCACCATCATAAATCTTGTTAGTTGCTGATGCATTGACAGCAGTTCCTGCTGCAACACCAGTTTCCCAATAAACCATGGATGCTTCATTTTCACCTGCATCAAGAACCTTGTTCTTCACATTGATAACACCTTCATAATCAGCAGCCTTGTTATAAACAACCGCCTGGAACTTCACACCGACTTCATCACGCATTCTTTTGACAAATGCAATATAAAGTGATTTGATTGCATCCTCTGTTCCAACATAACCAATTGCATTGATTGAAGGATAAGATTCAACCTTGTCCAGGAATGACTGATGTGAAGCTGCATTTGCAGTTCCATCTGTTCCACCTGTCAGGGCAGTTGCTGCTGTCACTGCAAGTGATGCACTGGTCTTAAATGTAACATAATCATTTGTAACAAGTGCAGATGCTTCTTTGACAGTCTGTGTGTCCATAAGAACACCATCAAACCAGGTCTGAACATCAAATAACTGGTTGTCATCCACATTTGCCTGAACAGCAATCTTGATGTCATTTCCCCTTGTTCCACTATAAAGTGCAGTTGCTAAAGTATTTTCTGCCTTTGTTCCGTCACCATTCAAACGATATGCATATAAAGTCTGAATGTTTTTGAACAGGTCACGAAGACCTTTCATCTTGTCATCTGCATAAGAATGACCAAAAATCTTCATGCTGTTCTTCTGAAAATCACCATTTGTGACTTCAAAAATCTGACCTTCCTTTCCCCAATCAAGTTCAAGACCCATTGCTGCATATCCTCTGTCACCTATGGTTGCAGAAGCTGTTGCAACAGAAATGAAATTGATGTAAGCACCAGGAAGAACCTTGTTCTGTGCTAAAAAAGTACCACCACCAAGTGCCATTTTTATTCACCTTTGCCTTTCTTATAATTTTTTGAAATCAGGGCATCCACTTCATCCAGTGAATACATCTGACCATTTACCAAGTTACCATTCAGGAAATCTTTATAATTTCCATACTTTTCAGAAGCAACAATCTGTTCCTTTGAAAATTCAAAAACAGGTGCTTCTTTTGCCTTTTCTTTTTTCATGCCTTTCATCCTTCCACATTTGATTTCAAATCCATTGTTTCCATTGCATCTGTATTTTCCACCTTGTAGACAAACATGTCATAATTGACAAAGAAATTCAGGACTTTATCAACCACTTCACCATGCATTGATGTTCCCCTTTGCAGGTCTTCACCAACATTGATGACATCCAGGCATTCATACATTCTTTCAAGGACATCCATGCATTCAGCATATTTTTCTTCACTTGAAGGAAAATACTGGATGCAGAAAAGATTTTTCCTGAAATATTTCTTGCCCCTGAACAATTCATTTGTTGGATTTACACACAAAATAGAAAAACAAGGTTCTTTCAAACCTTGTTCAATGGATTCTGTATAAATCTTGTAGTTGTCACCGAATTCAGCATTCAGGGAAATGCTGATTCCATCAATAATTTTATTTATCATGTAAACAATTCCCCCATTTGCTTCATCAGTTTCTTTTCAATGATTGCAGGTGCAGCAGCCTGGATTTCCTGTTCAGATATAGTCAACATGAACCGACCATTGACCCATCCTTTGTGATTCCTGGTTCTATGACCAAATTCCACATATGATGCATATTCAACTGGATTGACAATTTCAATCACATAAGCATCACCAAAATGATGAATGGGAAGTGAATCAGCATATGCAACTGCACTTTGATTCTTTCCTGCTGTCCAACCCCTGCGAAGTGTGCCACCTTTTTTCCCTGAACTGTTCGGATAATCACCAACAGGTGTCCTTTTGATAACTTTTGCCAACAGCCTTGCAGCCAGTTCTTTTGCACAAGCATCAATGAAGATGTCCACCTGTTCCTGGTTCAGCTTTTCCAGGTTATTTTGAATCCTTTCAAAATCCCTAAAATTGATACTTCCTGACCTTGCCATCTATGCCCACCCCTTAAAAAGTTCAAGCATAATTTCCTGATGTGTTTCATACAAAGCAGGTTCACCGCTTGACTTATATTCTGTTGTCACACCATTCTGTGTGATTGTCAGCTTTGAACCTGCCCGAACTCTGATTTCAGGTGCAAGAAAAACTTTAATAGTCTGAACCAACTGTGCAGCAGTCTGTGTCTGACTTGTATTTGGTGAACTGGAAAAAGACAACCTGCAAGGTTGTCCTTCAAGAACCACCGCTTCATGATGTCCTGTGGATTTGTTTTCCTTGGTGTATTCCTGATATTCAGTAATGGTGCATATTCCTTGGTAAAGGGATTCAATTGCTTTTCTTGCTTTTACCACCGAATTTTTCGATAACACACCAATTCCCCCTTCCCACTGTTCATCAAGTAGTTCAGGAAGCTGTCAACCTTGTCAGAATCACTTTCATCACTGCTGAAATTGACCTGTGTGTCACCTTCCTTGATGCTTGAAACAGCACCAGTCAGGTCAAGGTCACCAAGTTCCAACTGTCCTGTCTGCTTTTTCACAAACAGGAATTCACCACAAGCCATGTCCACTGCTGTGTGAATAAGTCCATCAGGGATTTCAGATATGTTGCACTCATTTTTGATGGTGTTTTCCACCTTCTGCATTGCAAAACCAATCATCAAGGAATCTGATGCCTTGACTTCATAACCAAAGGAATCCAGTCTGTTCAGAACCATTTCAGTGAAAGATTCTTCAAGACTGGATGTGTCCAATGCCTTGATAATGGATTTTTTGACATCTTCTGTCAGTGCCATATCATCACCCTTTCATTGCTTAACCTTTGGAAACAATCTTTGCAATTGCAATTGCCTTGTGTGGAATTGCCTTTTCACCATCATTGATGATGTTCCAGTTTGTACCAGTTTCAAGGTCAGTGTTTGAAGCAGATGCAGTGATGCTTGCAGGCTTTTCAAAGGAAATGCCATCAACACCGCAAATGTATCTGTCACGCACATAAAGTGTGTCCT